TGAAACTTGCCCGTTGACCATAGCAAGGAGTAAAGTGTTCTCATGAAGAAATACATGGTCCGAGTGACAGAGAGCATCAACCACGACTACGAGATTGAGGCAGAGTCGGAGCAGGATGCGATTGACATCTACCACCGCTACAACGATGCCCAACTGAAGGAACTTGACCTTGACGGTCAGGCTGAATGGGACGCCCATCCGTGGGAGGTCTACGAGGTGGAGGAAGACAAGTGAGCGACATGACAGACGACAAGGCTCGCACCGAAGAGTTGATGGACGACCTGTTTGAGACCATCACCGGAATCGTCCACTACTACAACGGCATTCTCGCCGAAATGAAGGAAGGGACGTACACGCCGAAGAAGGCGTACGAAGACCATCAGAACCTCATGTTCAACGAAGGAAACGACATCATGTACATCCTTGAATCGCTTGGAGAACTGTCATGACCGTGTACCGGGTGAGCGTGTGGACTTCCGTTGAGGTGGAAGCAGAGAACGAAGAGCAGGCTTGCGACTTGGCGCACGACATGGTTCTCAATCAGGAAGTGAAGATGCGGGACTACGAGTTCACGGCCGAAGAAACAGACAACGAGTTTCCAGAGAATCTGTGAACTTTCCTGTTGACCATAGCCGAAAGTAGAATGTTCTCATGACGAAAACAGACGAAGTAAACGCTTTCCACCACCACATCCGAATCAGGACAGAAGTGACCTACCCTGACGGTGGGCCGTCCTACGACAAGTGGGATTACTTCTCCATTCCTGACGAGGAACTGCCAGAGATGTTCCGCGAGAACCCAGACCCCAACAGGTTCTACGACTTCCTGAATAACAGCGGATACTGGGACAAGGGCTGGCAGGAAATCACAGAGGAGATGGACGAGTGGATTGACTCGCATCCCGACGTTCAGGGCGAGCAGGATGAAGTCGCAGTCGAGGTTGACTTCATCTGAACTTACCTGTTGACCATAGCGTCAACTAGAATGAAGATTGTTCCCATTACTGGAAGGAATAGAAATGCCGAACTGGGTAGACACATCATTTGAGGTTCACGGACCGACTGCCGAAGTCAAGAGGTTCCGTGACGGACTCACGAAAGACGATGACGGTACTTACCGAATCATTGAGTCGTACTTGCCGACTCCAGAAGCACTGAAAATCACGAGCACGACTGCTTGGGAAGAAATCCCCGAGAAGTGGCAGGAGTGGGTTGCTGACGGAACTTGGACGCAGGAAGATTGCGACAAGCGAATCGCAGAGAACAACGAACTGCTCGCACAGCAGAAGTCCAACCTTGCCACATACGGCTACAAGGACTGGTACGACTGGACCTACGCCGAGTGGGGAACCAAGTGGGGCGACTGCCACACTGACATTCACGACTTTGTTGAGCCCGAGGGTGATGTGGCTACTCTTAGTGGCACATTCGACACTGCTTGGGGACCAGCAGAGGCGGCTTTCATCAAAATCTCCAAGATGTTCCCCGAACTGTTCTTTGTCTTCACCTATGACGAGGAAGCAGGATTCTTTGCTGGAATCCAGGTGTTCCGAAACGGAGAGAGCGTCTTTGACTCCATGTACGAGCCCTGCTCTTACGAGGGGGAGACCGATTGGGAAGACGATGACCAGATGAACAAGTACTACGACTGGAAGAATGAGAACCTTGACCGAATCACTGATGAGTTCATGGCGTTCATGCGAAAGGCAATGAAGTGAGCAAATACCGGGTCACCATAAACGTCACGCTTGACGTGGACGCAGAGTCAGAGAACGAGGCACTGGCTAAGGCTGTCGTCAATGTTCGTTCACGAATCGGAGACGATGGAATCACACCACTCGCCGATAGGATTGACCCCATATGGGTGACTGGAATCAGTCAAGAGCCTGACGGCTCGTACCGTTGCTACAAGCAGAACGAAAGGAAAAGCGATGTTGGTGTCTGACCTGCTTGAAATCCTGAACAGGTTTAGTCCTGACGAAAACATCTGTGCTCTCATCTACGACAAGTCAATCTTTGACTACGGTGACGATGATGACATGGTTCTCACGACAGATGCGTGGAACAAAATCTGTAAGGAGTTTGACGAGATGCCGTTCAACGATGTGTGGGAGTCCATCAACATGGCATGTATTGACTACGCCGAAATAAAGGAAGTGGCAGAATGATGGAAAAGCGAATCAAGAAGCGCGAGCTGAAAGAACTTCTCGAAGAGAACTACTACACACTCGCCACCACCGGAGCAGAGGCGATGGCCATCATCTTTGATGAGTACTCCAGAGGACTGTTCGCACCGAACCTCGAGGAGTGGGGAATCTCTTCAGAGAGAATGCTCCATATCGTCAACGAGATGTTTGATGAGTGGCTCGACGAAGGGAAGATGGATGTCCGGGCAATGGACTGGAAGAAGAAATAAGGTCCTGAGCCCCGTTTTATGTTTGTGCAAACACCTGCATCTGAGCCCCGACCGAAGTTCCGGGGACGCCTGGTTCGCCGGCGTCAACATGTGTTGAAATTCAAGAAATCGAATTTCTCCGGCATTTCTCCGGGCCGCCTTTTTAGCCGACGGTGGTGGATGACCTCGAGAAACCTTGATACACCCCTTTGAAAAAATTACATAATTCGAATAAAGCTTTCCTGTTGACCATAGTTGCGACTAGAATCCAGCCAACACCTACTAGACGAGGAGAAAGAAGTGGACACGATGTTCATCAGCGATGAGACAATCAATCGCAAACACAGAGAGATGTGGGACGAAGCAGTCGCCGAGTATGGCGATACATTCAAAGTTCCGGCAGAAGTGATTGCCCGCATCAGCGAGACGACGAGGGCTTTGTATGTCCTTCAAACATGGAATAGGAACGGGGCTTCGGGCAACCCTGCCAAGTTCCTGGCCTCTTACTCCGTGTACCCGGACATTCTGCTTGAAGTGGTGAAGGACTACTGCTCCATTGAGATTGACTCGATGGAAGAGGTTGTGACCAAGCCCGAGAAGCGTTCTGACAAGTACGATGCCTTCCTCGATTGGGCTAAGGCTCACCTGTTTGAGCAGTACACCACAGAACAGCTAGTGGTGATATCGGGGTTCTCGTACCCCACCACACTCAAGTTCGTACAGGACTCTCCGGTATTCCGGAAGATAAAGAAGGGATTGTGGGAAATCCGCGACCCCAAGGCCGACAGGGAAGCCGAACAGTAAAACTTACCTGTTGACCATAGTGGATGATAATCTGTCCACTGTCAGCCCGACCACCTACTAAACGGCCCGGCAGGAAATTTACCTGTTGACCATAGTCGGTAGTAATCTGACAACTGCCAACCACTTACTAGAAAAGGAACTAGACATGGCAACTTCACCCGACCCGACCACCACCCTGCCCGAATGCTGGCAGATGTTTGAGGACGCAATCACGAACGGCATTGACCGTGTCGTGTTGTACGGTCCGTCAGGCATCGGCAAGACCTACGCAGGTCTGAACATGGGCGACACCACTGGTGGAGCCTTCCGACTCGTCTGCACCGAGGACATGACCAACATGGACGTGACTGGTGCTTTCATGCCGAGCGCAGACAAGGGCTTCCAGTGGGTCAATGGCTCCGCAATCAAGGCATGGGAAGGCAACGGCATTGTCGGTGGACGACTCATCGTTGACGAGGTCGACAAGGCATCAGGCGATGTGTTCGCAACGCTTCTCGCAATGCTTGACTCACCGGAATCTGCGACTTGGGAACACCCCGAGACTGGTCGCATCGTGCGTCCCCGAGAGGGCTTCACCGCAATCATGACCACGAATGTGGAGAACATGGACGAACTGCCGACTGCGTTGGCTGACCGCTTCCCTGTTCGCATTCGCATCAACGCTCCGCACCCGACTGCGTTGCTCGCTCTCTCGCCCGACTTGCGCAACTTCGCCGTTCGCATGGCTGACGCAGGCGAGCGCAGAATCTCGCTTCGTGCGTTCGCATCGTTTGACAAACTCCGCAAGGGGCTTGGTGACAAGCGAGCATCGGAGATTGTGTTCGGTTCACGCTCCGAGTCAATCCTTGACGCAATCGCAATCGACAAGGTTTCCTGACATGAACCAGCCGACCACGATTTACGCCGAGCCTGAATGGCTTGGGCGCAACGACACGGAGAACGGACGTTGGTCTGTCTTTGAGTGCAATCCTCGCCGTGGCGAGCCGATGACCGCAATCGCAGAACGCATCATGAAGGTTCCGGTGCATGACACCGAACTTGCAAGAGTCGTTCGTGCGCATGAGATGATGCACGCAAAGGTTTCACCGTTGGGCGATTCGTTCCAGCAGTGGATTGAGCGTGGCTTCGCAACGGAGAAGGCAATGATTGCTGTTGAGGAACTTCGTGTGAACTTCCTCATTCAGCAACAGGGCTTTGACGCAAAGTCTCACTTGGCAGACGGTGGAGAAACCGCAGACGGTGAGCGTGTCGCTTGCACGAATGATTGGCAGGGCGCAGTCCTCATGGCAATCATGACCGCAGGAACGGCAGGCAACAAACTGTTCCTGAACGGTGTGCGCCGACACAATCGCCAGTGGGGCGAGGCTCTCGCAGACATTTCCAAGCGAGCAGTGAAGGAGATGCAGAAGGCGCACAAGACACGCACACTCGCATCAACCGTTGTCGACCCTCGCACGAAACTGTTTCCGTTTGGATTCAGTCACACCGAGCGCATCGCAGAGTGGATTGACCGTCTCGCTTCAATCTCGCCCGAGGAACTGACCGAGGGTGAAGATTCCGGTGAGGCAGACGGAGACGCAAATGGCGAGAGCGATGAAGAGAAGCAGGGCGACCCTGAACAGGCGAAACACTCCAACCGTGGGCGTGGTCGCCCAAAGAAGGGGACTGGCAAGCGTCTCTCCACCATCACGCCGAGCGATGTGACACAGCGCATTCCGCAGTGGAGCGAACTGATTGTGGAGCGCACGAACATGCCTCTCGCAACAAAGGGCAACATCGGCAAGAAGCGCACTGCATCAAACATTGGTCGCTCGCCACGCCGTATGCACCGACTCATCACCGACCCACAGATGCGAGTCTTTGACAAGGTGACGAGAGGCAACGGTGGAGTCGTTGTGATTGACGCATCGGGTTCCATGAACTTCACGCATGAGCAGATTCGCAAGATTGTGGAGAATGCTCCGGGTGCAACTGTTCTCTCGTACTCCGAGATGGGACACGCAGGACCGAACGCCTATGTGCTTGCCGACAAGGGTCGCATGTGTGCGGAACTTCCGACACAGGGTTGTGGCAACGGTGTCGACTTCCCTGCGCTTGAATGGGCAGTGAAGAATCGTCAGCGTTCCTCATCGCCAATCGTGTGGGTCACTGACGGTGGAGTGTGCGGAAGCAACTCATCGTTCAACAATGTTCTCGCAATGCAGTGCATCAACTTCTGCAAGAAGCACAACATCATTGTCGTGCCGTATGTGGAAGAGGCAATCACCGAACTTCGCAAGATGAAGAACGGTGGCAAGGCGCAGACACGGTGGCCCGAGATGCTCCGCATGGCGTGGAGAGAGTCAATCGGAACTGAACTGCAATGACGTTCTCCCCACCGGACGATTTCTTCTTTCGTCGTCCGGTGGGGTTCACCTCGTCACGGTGGGTCGTTGGACCCACGGGTTCTAGTTCCTTCCCCCCAAGGTTGGCGACTCATCGTGACGCTGGTACCATCATCAACAACTACTAGACAAAGGAATACCCAATGAACAAGCTTTACGCTTTCGTCGGAGAAGCAACACATGAAGACTCTCTCGACGGTCTCAATCAGTACATCGCAATCGCAGAAGACGCACCTGAGGATGTTGTCGCAGAAGCCATCGAGGACAGCGATGACGCAATCATCAAGACACTGAGTCGCACAGAGATGGACTCACTCGCCAAGAGCGCGGACATGAACGTCGACACTCACGGAATCGGCGATGGATACATCCTCGACTTGACCGAGCCCTACATCCTTTGCTGGGACAAGTGAGTCACTTCCGGTTAGCCCGGTCCACGGTCCTGCAGAACAAGATGACGCCGGCCGTGAGGACGCAGTCAATCCAGTCTGCGCTCCAGCCACCTGGGCGCATCAGTGAGACAATCGCCCAGAGCCCGGTGCCGTACAGCAGTGATGTGAGCACGAGCCCGGCGACGCCGGCCACGAGTACCGCGAGAGAAAAAGCCATTATTGCTCTTTCTTCCAGGACTTCTTCAGAAGCTACTGGGCGATGTGAGTTAATCGACGGTGGTGGAAGAAACACTTCCGACCTCCGGATGCGGTCATCCTTGCGCATCGATGTCACGGACAATCTGATGAACCCGCTGACGGCTCAAATCAAATTCGTCCGCAATCTGGCGGAGAGACTTTCCGGCCGCACGCATTTCGAGAATCTGCTTATTCCGATTAACGTCGGTCGCCGGCCCAGGACGAAGAGGTCCCCAGTTCCAACCTGGAACGGTCGAGAGCTCTCGAACTCTTTCTTCGGAAAGTTGATTTTTCCGATAGCGCTGCCTGGTGTAGCCGGCCCAAGCTCCCAGATTAATTTCGGATTCTCCGAATTTTTCGACATGCGCGGCCGGTACGTGAGAATGACCTTCGCGCGCAACGAACTGTCTGAGTGCTCCGATATAAGTATTGAAACGTGTGGTGTTGTCCATGGACGAGATAGTAATACACGTCTGTGTCACGTGATGGGAGCACTATAGTTATGAAACCCGGATACAATCCATTTGAACGCTATTGCCGATTCGGCAAGAAAAGAGGGCCCCTGGTGGGAGACGACGGCGAGGAAATTAAGAAGAATTTTGACTTCGAGGCCGGCGAAGAGCTCCTCAACGAATTAAACAAATTCGAAGGAGTTTCTGAAGAACTCTCGAGGAACATGCACGAGGAGATTTACCAGGCAATGCATGGTCCGGAAAATATCCTGATTGTCGGTACCGAGGGAAGTAAGACAATCACAATTATCACTGCACCGCGCAGCGTCGTCGGAGGCAAGGGCCCCAAGCTGCTTCCAACTGCAGACAAAAATCGAATTGTCGCAATGGTTTCAGCTGAGTTCATTGAAAAGCGCGCAACTGTTTGCAGAGACATGGAAGACCAAGACGGGGCTCAGGAGATGTGGGAGCAGCTACTTGAAAACTTCTTTGAAAAAACGATAGAGTTGGTCGAGTCTGGGGAGGTTGAACTTCTGGAGATTCCAGACTTTATTCCTGAGGAGGGTTTTTAGATGACGGTGGTGGATGAGACTGATTACGAAGAGCCAGCTACCTGGGACGAAGCAGCTACCCGTTCAGTTTTTGAAATTTTGACATTTGGCATCTTCGGCTTTAACACTCTCGAAGACATGAGAGCTCAGCTCGACTACATGCTTTTGCGCAATAATCCAATTAATACTGGGAGCGCTACCTGGATGGACGACGAGGAGATGGCAGATTTCTGGAAAATGCTCGGTTCTGTCACACGTGCCGCAGCTGGGCAGCAAGGAATTACGTTTTTTCAGATTAATCCAGAGGGCCCACTGAGCTCCGCCGAACTCGAGGATATTTCCGAAAAGATTGCAACTTTGATTACCTGGAAGCAGCGGGATTACGGCAGCGACAATATTCTTCGTTTTGGAAGATTCGGACTACTCGTGCGGGTTCATGACAAAATCGCCAGATTGGAAAATCTTGCAGCCCGTGGCGTCGAGCCCAACAACGAGTCAGTTGCAGATAACTACTTAGATGTGATTGGTTACTGCACGGTAGCCATGATGTTGGAGCGCGGCTGGTTCGAGCTGCCGCTGCGGGAAATTTAAGAAAGTGCGGAATATGCGAAAGGCCCCCGGGGGAGCATCGAGAGTCCGCCACCTACAAACCCGTTACAGAAAGCAACTGCACTCAACCCCGGGGAGCCCCGCGATTGCCGAGATAGGGGAAAGGAACCCTGCAGCTCAGCCCAACGACAATACCACACGCGCAGCCTGTGGAAAAGAAACTTCAAGAAATATGCTCGCGCTAGTTGACGGTGGTGGATGAGACCTGCTATCGTTCCAGCTGCTCGGTCTTAGGACCATACATAGAGTGACGTCACATCTTTAGCCACCTGAAAAAAGCTTGCGGAGAATTCCGAGGGCCTAGTTTGAGTTTGCCAAAATCAGGGCGAACAAAAATAAAGGTTCCCCCGGACCCCCTCCAAAGGGTTCTTTCAGTCTTACTGATTTCAGACAATCAGTAAGTGACATTGCTACTAACTATTTAAGGTTTACTCGAGAATTAAATTCTCGTCTGGACTTGACAAAACCTTCTCACGGGGATTAAACTAAGGAAATGGCCAGAGGACCAGCTAAAAAAACCGTCGAAAGAAATTATGCAGCTGCAAAAATTTCCGACGAAGAAGTTCTTGCTGTTTTCGAGTTCTGGAAGTTGACGTTCAGCAAAAAGCGCGCTAGCTTGGACCATGGTAGAAGAGTTCTATTAGGAAGCGCTATCTACCACTATGGAGTAGACGGCGCAAAAGACGCCATCAGGGGATGCACGTACTCTGAGTTCCATATGGGCCGCAACAAAAACAACAAGGCCTATACGGGAATTGAGAATATTTTCAAAGACAACGAACGTATCGAGAAGATGCTGAGCTACCTCCCAGAAGACGAGGAGTCTACAAATTGGTAAATACTAGACAAAAGCTGCTTTTTATATCTGGGGCCCTACTGGGCGTCTACGTGATAGCTGCAGTGACGTACGTAATCGCGGAAAATCATTCTTTTGGTGATTCACTCTGGTGGGCCTTCATGACGTTTACGACCGTCGGCTACGGAGACCAGTATCCAATGACTATCGCCGGCCGACTAGCTGGAGCTGCCCTGGTTTTCACAGCTGTGTTCGTCGCGGTGCCCACAATTACCGCGATTGTCTCGAGCAGAATAATGGGCAATGAGCACGAGTTCACTCACGAAGAGCAGGAAGAGGTCAAGTTCCTCCTCAGGCGGATTGATGGCAATCTCCGCGAATTGAGAGATAATTCTCACGAACTGGACAATCGGGTCTCAGGCCTCGAGCTCGCCGGCCGACGGGAAAATGAGGTAATTAATCATTTTTCTGGAGGAGCTACCTGGGAAGAAATTTTTGAAACCTCGTATAAGGACGTTTTTAGTGATTAATAAGAAGACCAGGCAAATCGAATTCTCATCCCAGCCATATCCGCTGTACGCCTGGGGGCTCTGGGCGGACCCGATATACGACGGCAGCTTCGAAAAAATCGAAAGAACCGAATACCATAAGGACCGGTTAACCATCATCGGCTGGCAGACATCTGGCCGGCGCGTTGAACCAATAGTTGCATCAAGAGACTATGGTCCAATCCCCCTTCGAGAGTTCTCTGGTAACTGGGTAGACCTACCTATGTGCCTGGATGACTATGAACCCTGGCTCGACGAAGAGGGCGGCCCGGCAATGGTAGGCAATAAATTCGTTCTTGTTGAAATTTCAATGACTGAACCAGACGACGAAGTCTTCCAGGCAGCCATCAAGTTCAATGAGTTCCTTACCTCATTTAACTGACGGTGGTGGATGACTATGTCATTTGATAATGAGGGCAATGAGCTCTTTAGATATAACCCAGAAGAATTCGAAATTCGTTATAAATCTGCGAGCTCTCGGATAAATCTAGCCGAAAGTATGGAGGACATCGGGCTTTTGCTTTTAATCGCCTTATTCTCCTCGGCCAATTATCCGATGCCCGTCTCTGAGTCAATCGTTCATCAAGAAATTTCTCAATTGGCGGACGCCGGCAGGTTTGACGAACTGGCGCTAAAAGGACTTAAATGGATTCAGGAGATTTCCAATGACTAAAAAAGAACTCGAAACTCTTGTCAGATACATCTACGCAACGTTCAACGTGCAGCTTATGAAAGTCGACGAAAAAACAGTATTGCGCGCCTGGTGGAATATGCTCGACGACCTCGAGTACGACGTGGCGGCCGACGCATTTACAAATTTGGCGATTTATGCAGATTTCCTCCCCAGACCAGGCGAAGTCAGACGGGCCGCAATTGACTTAATGGTGGGGGAAGACATGTATCCCGAGCCGGCGACAGCCTGGGGAATACTGCAGGCAATGAGGAAGGCAACCGAAGGCGGCCAGTTCTATGAGGGGGAGAGACCAGAACCCCTGATGCAGACAATCGAGATGCTAGGCTCATCAGCATTCGACATGCATACCAACGGAGATAGGGAAACTTTTGTACGGGTATATTCGAAGGTAATCGAAAAGGCCCAACAAAAGAAGTATCACAAGCGTAACAAGCTGACGGTGGTGGATGAAGAGTTCTAAACTCTAATACCCAAACAAAAAAGGGGAAACCAAATGAAGTACATCATCGGCACCACACTAATCTTGTGGGTATATAGTTTGAAGAGGGTAGACCCACTCAGTAAGGTAACGCTCTACATGCTTATCGCCGGCGTGGTGTACTATCTGGGGCGATGAAGCGCAATCCCGGTAGACCAACAGTTACCCCCACAAAACCTTTTACTACGGTAACAATCCGAGTAAGTAAAGAGTTTAAAGAAAAACTAATTTCTCAAGCAGAGGCAGTTGACCTCACGCTTACTGATTACCTTATTGCTCTCGTAGAGAGAGACAGTGCGTAAGCCTCAGAAGTCCCGTCATCCTGACAAGTGGTCAGAGATACACGTACGGTTGAAAGGCTCGCTAAAGAATGAGCTGATTGACTACGCACGCCGGCATCAACTATCCGTTGGCCAGGTGGTTAATTACGCAATATTCCTTTTAGTCCAAGAAGACAAAGGAATCCCGGCCCCCGGTTCCCCGCAATACTCTCTCCCCACTATGGAGGAGTCTATTGTTGCCTACATGAAGGGCGAAACGCTTCTCCAGCCCTGTGGACAAGTTAGTTGTAATATGCAACTAACTTGTCCACAGGGCTGGAGAA